CTTCAGCGTTCGCCTTGGCAGTGGCCTCGTGCTTCCTGGCCATACTGCGCCACTTCGAGACTTCGGCTTCCCAATCCTTCTCCGGCTCCTGCGGCTTGCCCGTGTCGGGCTCCTCGGAGGAGACGTCTTCGAGATCGGGCTCTTCCGAGACCTGCTCGGTCTGCTCGGTGAACTCCGGTGCGGTTTCAGACATTGCGACTCCCGTGTCGGGACAAGCCGCCGTGTCGGCGGTCTTGGGCATGCGGAAAGACCGGCGCCTGCCTGTCGGCTGGTCCGGTCAGGGGAAAAAGTCAGTAAGGGTCGTCGACTGGGGACGGCTCGTAGCGGTCCCACCAGTCACGGATTGCCTGGCCGGTCCACTCAGGTCTGCCGTCGGCTTCGGCCCGAGCGAGGGCTTCATCTGCGGGGACTGCCAGGACGACGACGCGGGCACCGAGACGCTCAGCAACCGCTTCTCGATCAGCGGGGTTCGGCAAGCAACGGATGACGAACGTCTCGCCATCGCCTCCTGCAGCACGGTTTTCGAGGCTGCGCCGTATCTGTTCGGCCATGCGTTTGATGTGCCGCGGATGGTCGTGGGAGGAGCGGGAGCCAAGGGACCGGCAGATTGCGTCCAGGTCGATGATCCGCGCTCTTGGGCCGGCACGTGCTTCGACCCATGTGGTCTTGCCCGCAGCAGGAGGACCGCAGACCAGAGTGACAGCCATCACCCCTCCGCAGGCTTGTCGCGGCTCTCCCAGTGGCGACGCCATACCTTGCGCGCCTCCTCGCCGCCATGACCGGCGGTGATGCGCTTCCAGTCGGCGTATAGTTCTTCGGCGCGGTGGAGGAGGGGGCTGTCAGCATCGAAGATCGGTACTGCTTGGCAGCCATCGTGGTCGTGGTACTTAGCGCCGCCATATCGAACGTCTCCGGCGGTTTTTCCCGATGTGAAAACAGCCCCGCGGGAAATCAGCATGGCGCACCACGAGCACGGGTCCCCGTCACCGATCCTGGCCCATCCCAGTGCGTCTTCGTCGTCGTAGGAGGTGGCCTCCATGACGTCTCGGCCGCCTTCGAGCGCCAGCCGGGTAGCGGTCCCCGACAGGGTGACTGCCATCCGGTCCCGTGCCTGCTCCGGAGTAGCGCCAAGCCGCATCGAGCGGCGCATCACCGCCATGCCCGCGCTGTCGAGCGCCGCCGACAACCGGTCACCGGCGAGCTCTCGCGGCGGCGCCGGCGTGATCCCACCCGACATCCCCGCCGCGGTACGCAGCCGCTGATAGTACGGTCCCGCGAGGCTCGCGGACCGGCTCCGACTGGACATCACCATCGCGGCGAGCGCCATCTGCGCCCCCGGCCACGACTCATCCGCCTGCTTCACGTCGAACAGCAGCTTCAGCAGCTTCACGATGTCGCGGACGAGGCTGGACGACACCACCTTCTGCTGCGCCTGGTAAGCCGCCGCGGCGCGGCGCTGCTCAAGTTCCGACATTCATACCCGCCGGAGCTTGCGGAGGCGCTTCGAGAGCGTCAGCTGCGGCCTGCTGCTTGTCGACGATCGCGGCCAGTTGCGCTTCGGCGTCGCCTCGCTCGGCGGCAGCCTTCCAGCGGGCCACATCGGTCTGCGTCACACCAGGGATCCGCTCCCACAGCTCCTGCGCGGGCACGTCGAGCATCTGCTTCAGCTTCCCGAGCGCGTCCACCGTCGAGGCCAAAGCACGGGCTTCGGTATCGCGCCATACGACCTGTGCGGACATATCGGACCAACCTCGCTTGTCGCCAGCTGCGAGGGAGGCGAGGCGGAGGGTCTGCTCGTGGCTCTCGCCGAACCCGGACTTACGCTCCGCGATCTTCCTTTGAAGCCCCGACTCGGCAGCGGCGAGGGCCTCCGCCGAGAGGTTGCTCATCTGCCCGAGCAGATGATGAGGAGGCGTCTGGGAGACCGTCGCGATGTGCCGGATCGTCTCCTCGGCCGACTTCAAGTAACCACTCAAATCGGTCTGGCCGAACTCGCCGAACTTCGTCCCCTCGTCCTCGGCCACCCACAAGCGGCTCACACTCGCATTGAACGGCTCCATTGGGTTGCCTTCCGAGTCGATCGGAGGCGCCATACCTGTGACCCAGCGCTGCCGGAACGCGGCGTACTGCTGGGCCATGAGCAGGTTGAACGTGGTGCTGTTGAGCTGGTCTTGCATTTCGAAAAGCGGCTCGACCTCACCGCGGATACAGTCCTCGCCATCCAGGTCATCGCCGTTGAGGTACCGGACGACCGGGCAGACCTTGAGTCCATGCTCCTCACCCCGAACGAACAGCAGCTTGCCGCCTGGCTTGATGTCCTCCTTGAGGATGTACCGGTGTGTGTCGTCATAGAGGCGAACCGACCGAATCTGCCCCTTAAGCCCGTTCCGGATCGTCTCCTCAACCGCAAATTCGGGCCACTCGTCATCAACTGGGTCCTCGTAGAACGCCGTCATGCGCTTCGGACTCTTTGGCGTGATCACCGGCGTCGGCTTGCCTGGCATCACCACGTTGTAGGAGACGCCGTACTTCAGCGAAGCCCGGTGAAGCCCGTGCTGGCGGGCATCCATACGGTTGGCCTGCCAACTATCCCAAGCATCAGCGTTGACGTCTTTACCATTGGGTCGGTAACCATCTACGTACAGCGCCTGCGCAACCACCGTGATGACCAAGGGCAAGATGTTCACCTTGGCTCGCTTGATCAGCCACCGGTACTCCTGCCTAGCCCCCCGCGGCACGTACACCGACGACGCCTCACCCCGCATGTAAGCGCTGATCTTCTTCAGCCTCGGCTGCTCCCGCTCGCGCATCTTCAGCAGCCGCCGCGAGGTATCGACAACATCCTTCTCGGAGAGGGCCACAAGCACCCCCTCGAATTGGTTGTCAGAATCCGTAAACACGCCCCGAACGGGCCTTGGTCTTTCGCTTTTGCCACTCCGGCGACGCCAGGAGCTTCCGGCGGATCATCCGCGCACCCACCGCACCAACCGCGGCGTCGACCTTCCTCGCCGACTCCCGGTGTTCCTTGCCGATCGCGACACCCCACCGGTTTGGCCGGCGCCGAGCGTTGACGACGTGTGTCCGCAAGATGCGGTTCCCGTCATGGGTGAAAGCGGCATCCACGATGTCGCTGAAACACCGCTCGGTAGCTTCGGTGAACTCCTGGTAGTGGGTCGGTGAGCGCATATCCCACATGATCGGATGCGGGTTAAGGCCGGTCTTCACGGCATGCAGAATCAGCTGAGCACCGTGACGAGCACCCCAGTCGTCGATGTAGCCGTCCCAGTAGCGTTCTCCGGTCTCGTCTTCACCGCTGCCGACATCGGCGAACAGTGCGCACACTTTCCACCGGTCGAACATCCGGTCCACCCGGGCGTCGACCTCCTTGCGAGGCACAGCCCACGGCAACTTGTAGTCCAAGCCCGCCGGCCGCTGCCACGAGTCGATCAGGAAAACGTGGCCGTCGGACACGCAGCAGCCGACCAGCACCGTCGCGTCATCGCTTTTGGATCCGTCGAAGAATGCGACGATCTGCTCGCCGTCCTCGACAAGACGGTCCTCGCGCTGCAACGCATCCCACTGATACGGGGCGATCCACGAGTCCTCTGCGGCGACGACCTGGTTGTACCAGAACCGCCTCGACTGACTCGGAGGGTTCCGTGGGTCAAGGATCGCCTGGACGATACGGGTCGTGTCCAGCCAGCGAGAGTCGCCACGGACCAGCTCGACGACTTTCGGCGCAGCCTCTGCCGACAGCGGAGCCTCCGGAGGGGCTTCCAGTGAGTCATACAGCAAGCCCGTCGCGAGCGACCGGCCCGACTGGATGAGCTCGTACGCATCCCTGGCCCGCTCTGCAACGGAATCCTCGCCGGGCATCCACGCATTCGTGATCGACAGCGCTCGCGACGCACCGTCGGACGACTTGACGGCGTTACGGTCAATGACCGCATCCATCTCGTGGCCCTTGTTCGACGACAGCCAGTGATGCGTCTCGTTACGGATCACCATCGTTGGCCGGCCGCCCTCAAGGACCCGCGGCGATGACGTCACCGCTTCGATCCGCTGGGCACCCTTGTGCGCGTAGATGATTTCCTTGCCGAGGTCGATCGAGTACTTCTCGATCGCGGCTGGCGTGAACAGGCCAGGAAAGAGGGTCATCGTGTTGCGGGTTTGATCTTTCGACACTGCGGCGATCTGCACCCACGCCTCAGGGTGCGGGATCCCAGCCGGGTGCTCGTTACCCCAAGGGTCCTTTACGGTCCGGCCGGCGGGGTCGGGACGACACGGGCCGACAAACTCGGTTCCCCCCATAGTCGCGACAACCGGGTCTTTGCCCCACCCCTTAAGGCGCTGCAGAACCCCGTCTCGGAAGAGCCATCGGCCTGTGGAGTCAACCGAGTACCACCACAGCACGAACCGCAACTGCTCCGGCGTGTACCGCCAGGGCTTGCCCGAGGAGTGCTGCATCGCTTCGGCCTGCCACATGATGATGTGCCAGCCGAGCGTCAACTCCGGCAAATACCAGCCACTCGGATGATCGTCCGAACGCTGCCACGTCGGCCCTACATAGATAGGCCGCAGATTGTCGAGATCAACCGCCGAGGGAGAGTCGATAGTCACTGAGCGCCGTCACAGCCGCAGGCTCCTTGTCCTGCACAGGCCCCCGCTCGATCTCCAGCCTCGCCCGCCGGCGAGCCCCCTCCGTCGTCAGCAGCTCAGTCATCGCCGACGACACCGCGGCGAACAACTGCGCTGAGAACCTCGGCGACTCCAAGCCACGCGACATCGCCTCAGCCACGTACTGGGCCGTGGCCCAGTCGCTTGGCTCGTAAAACACCGCCTGCCCTGATGTCGCGAGCGACTGATACCAGTCACATGCGATCGGATGCCACGCATCCGACGCCGGCGGGCACTCCACCGCTACCGCAGGAGCAGCGACCGGAGTGACAGCACCCCCCTCAGGCTTGTTACGCCGGCGCCGCTCTGCCGAACGCTTAGGGACCGGGCCAGTAGTTCGCCCCATGACTTTCCTCCCGTGTCGGGACGTAGCACACCCCATGTCGGGGAGCACCACAGAATCGAGGCAAACGCCTCAGACATACCGACAGCCGCCGCGCGGCCACCATGTCGGCGGCACAAGCAGAACTGTCGCGAATTTTCTAACTCCGCAGGCCAAACGAACTGTCTACGGCACCGCTCACCCTCTTGACGGGCTTGGC